CTGGAGAACATGGGCATATTTTAATCAATCTTCGTCTTCTGGTCTTCATTATTCTTAGGACAAGATCCACATCCACCCGATTTTGGTGCAATCTTGATATCCCCACGAATTGTGTACGCATAGAAGATTGCCGCAGCTAACAATGCCAACATAACTAGCCACATTTTGTAGTTTACTTAGAGTTTTAACATTGTCAACCTAACATAAATAGGTATGGGTATTCCTTTTTATTTCGCAAGTCTTCTTAAGTCACATTCTGGAATTATTAACGAAATTAAGAAAGATCAACTTCTTGAAATGGACGTTTTGGGAGTTGATTTTAATTGCTTAATCCACCGCTACTTGCAAGAAAAGGAGCCAGTCACATCTATTTTGGATGCGTTTCAGTACATTTTGGATACAGTTTGTAAACCCAAACAACTCTTCATTTCATTGGATGGATTGGTTCCATACGCAAAGATTGTCAACCAACGCTATCGTCGTATGAAGGCCAAGGAGTTTACTGAAACATTTGATCGTAATCAAATTTCTCCAGATACACCTTTTATGCGAGAACTCGAACAAGGTTTGAAAGCTAGATTCCCATTGGCTCATATTAGTACAACTCAGGAGCCTGGAGAAGGAGAACACAAGCTGTTTTCTGAAATTCGTAAGCTACCTGAAGACCAACGTAAATCTGTAGCTATCTATGGATTGGATGCTGATTTGATTTTGATTAGTCTACAAAATCATTCGATTAGTCACCCACACAATCTCTTTTTGCTTCGCGAAACCGCAGAATTCAATGATCCTAAATTGAAATCTGCCGAGTTTGCTACATTATCGATTTGGAGCCTATTGACTCAATTGCCCATTCAAATTGAGCAATATATTGCGTTATCTATTTTGTGTTTTGGGAATGATTTCATGCCAAATTTGGCTCTATTTTCTCTACGCGAGGGAGGATATGATCGGGCTTTACAAATGTATGAACAATCAGGTAAACCAGATTTGTTAACGAAGGAGGGGAGATCTACATTTCTACAATTTGCGGCTTCTAAGGAGCTCGAACTTTTGCGTGAACGAGTTAGACTTAGAAAGAGACCTGAAGAAAAGGCTATCTTTGGTAGACAAGATGAGTTAGTATCTAAAAAGTTTGGACTTCATTATTTGGATGGAGTTTCGAATATACAACCCGTTGTGGAAGCCTATTGGAAAACATTTCATTGGACATTACACTATTTTCAGAATGGTGAGCCACTCAATTGGGATTGGGTCTATCCATACACCGAATGTCCACTTATTTCAGATATTGTGAAGTTTGAAGAAACTCCAAAGGATAAAGCTGGAAAATGTAAATATACACTCAGAGATCAATTGACCTTTATTTTGCCTGAAGCATCCCTTAAGATCACGAAACGCAAGGGAAAGTATCCAGATGAGATCTATACTGAATCAAGGAGTCCATGGATGAAGAAATATGATTGGGAGACAAAAGGACGAATTTCATTGCCTTGGAATCCAAAGTATGATCTAACAACTGTAGAACTTTTGTAAAATGGAAATTTTTAAATCAAATTTGTGTATACTACTATATAACAACTAAGTAATACTCAGCTTTCAAACAAATATTACGCAACATTCGATCAATAGAAAATGTCTCAAGAATCAACACCTGAATGGTTTATTGCAACTACTCCAGTACGCGAGTACTTGCAGCATGGAGATGATATGCCACCTGTGGCACACATTCTCTTTCTGGAGACAGTTATTGCTGGCGACCTTCAAGGTATGGCAAACTGCGTCGAAGTTGGCGAGATGAACCCTAACGCTGGGTGGCCTCTTGCCTTGGAAGTTGCGCTGCGCGAGAACAATCGCGTATCGGTTGAGTACTTGCTCCAACATGGAGCTAATGTATATACATGGATGTATGAATATGCGCAGACAGAGGAAATGCGCACCTTGCTAAATAATGACAGAAATGCGGCTGCTGGAGCAGCGCCTTCTGGAAATGGAGCAGGGGCAGAATAAAAAAACGGAAATTTTTAAATTAAAAATCTATATCTCAAAGTTACACCGTCGTAAGCACACTATAATACGCATTGTAACGCTGAGCATACTATGACCGAATTTATTCCCGAAACTCCTGAGGAGGTGTGGAAAGGCCAACGCTCAACTTCAGCTGTAGAACCCAAGTTTATTTACTATAATGGGCTATCCAAGCCGCGTGCCCCTGTTCTGCTCATCGCAGAAACTGTGGCGCTCCCGCCTGTGTATTGTGATCAGCTGTCTGAACCGTCTGCGCAAGCAGAAACTACGGTACAACCGTCTGCACCAGACTTTGGTGGACCATGTACCTACAAATACCAGCTTGTATTCTTTCTGAAAAATGGCAAATGCCGAAAAGGAACTGTTACTGATGAACAGGTCCTTATGGAGACACTTCCAGCCAGGATTAGCCGCAAGGTGAAAATGATCGAAGCATATTCAGTTCTCTGCCGCGTTAGTGATGGCAAAGAACTGGACAGAGTTCTCATTGCATACTCTATTTATGGATCTGATGTATAAACAAAAAAAAGAAAAAAGCTACGAAAAATGCCACATGGGTGGATTTTTCACTTTAGTTTTAATCTTCCACCTACAAATCCAACTCGAATATTGGAAAACGTAACTGCGTTTGGAAGATTTGGACCAACATGATACAATCTAGGATTTTCAGGAATAAATTCTACAACACTCGCATCTTTATCAAATGTTAGATTTGTAAATCCTTGGTCTCTAGGTGTAAAATATTCATCATTAATTTTTTTCATAGTTTTTGCGTTTTGAAGAAATATAGCACCATCTCCAGTAAATTCGCGACTCCAATTTCCAATAAGATAAGTAATATACGCGTTACGATACGTAGCAGTTGAATTTTGTTGGGTATTTAACTTTAAGCGTTCGATACAATCATTTAAAGTTGGGAAAATAGGTTTATCAAGCCGTTTGTTTACAGTATTATGCGCACGACAAATGAATACAAAAAAATCAAAACGACTGGCATTCCATTCTGGATGTATGCGTTTGTATGTATTAAGCATTGACGTAAAATGTCCTTTACAATGAACACATGTTATGCTTTCTCGAAAGCTTTCCATGAAGTTACTTAGAATAAGTTTTTCTTGAGCGGTTGGATTCTCTGGATAAATCGCAGAAATAGAATGGAGTGTCATCCAGCCAAGTGGTCCCCAAAATTTGGTTGCCATTTAAGATTATTTAATTCAACGAAACGAATCCAGCTATCGCACCGCCTTCCAACATTTCTCGCATCACGGAAACAGGAGTATCTTTATTTTTCAATAGTCCATACTTTGTAACAAGTTGTTTGACTTTTTCATCGGACATTTTCGAGATGTTTTTACGTAAAGTCTTACGATGCCGACGAACACCTTTATCTGTCATTAACTGAATTGTATGATGTTTCATAGTCTTCTTGAGTGGCGGAGGTTTAGCAGGATCAGAAACAGGTTTCAAATGTAACTTATGTTTTGCGGTTTTTAAAACACCTCGTGGGAATGTTTTCATACTTTTTCCACCTTTTTTCAAAATAGGTTTGAATTCGGGTTTTGGAGTTTCTTTCATTAGAGGCTTTCCAGCTACCTCATCAACTTTTGTAACGGTAATCTTCCCACTCATTCTTATTAAAAACGAATCAGAATAGATTTACGCCGAATTGATTTTATATAAATACCATGGAGTGGGAAGCTGTTTCATCTTATTTCGCAACTCAAGGTATTCCTAAGCTTGTCGAGCACCAAATTGAATCCTTTGAGGATTTTATTCGTAACAAGCTGCCTCTCATTGTGTCTAGTACTGCGCCTATTGTAGTCTGGCATGAGCAAGATGAAACAACTAAAAAGTACAAGTATGAATTTCGACTCAGTTTTGAAAATATCACGTATCTAAAGCCTCGTATTCAAGAAGCAACTGGCCGTATTAAGCCCATGTTTCCTCATGAAGCAAGAATGAGAAATTTTACATATTCTGCTCAAATGTTTTCAGATGTACGCTTTACAGCTAGAACTTATAAAACAGTTGGCGACTATGATGAACAAGTCAAGATCTTTGAAGGTGTATCTCTAGGTAAAATTCCAGTTATGCTTGGATCTTCTCTCTGTATTATGAAGGATTATCCTTTGACAAAAGAGCAGATTGGAGAATGTCCATATGATCCATTTGGTTACTTTATCATTCATGGATCTGAGAGAACAATTCTTTGCCAAGAGAAGGTAGCTGATAATCGGATTATGGTTTTCTACAACAAGAAGACGGCTTCTAAGTACACTTATTCTGTGGAAATGAAGTCATTACATGAATCCTTTACAACTCCACCAAAGAAGTTAGAGATTCGTCTATCTTCTAAATTCAATGGATTTGGATGTCCACTTACAGTTTGTGTCCCCCGTTTCCGTGAAGATATTCCTCTCATGGTTATGTTTCGCGCGTTAGGTCTTGAAAATGATCAAGATATTGGAAATTTGGTTTGTGCAGACCAAAATGAAGATCTTCTAGAACTACTGGCAGCTTCCTTCAAAGAGTGTTCGGATATAAAAGTATATACCCGTGAAGATGCCATCGAGTATCTCACTCATCATTTACAATACGGCACAACACAAGATGATAAACATGCTTACGTAAGAAGTATTTTAGAAACTGAATATCTCCCACACGTCAAATTTGGCGGAGATACAAGTGACTCTGCGACTCTTGAAGCAAGAAAGTGTATTCTCACAGCTTGGATGGTCCGTCGATTGTTACTCACAGAAAAGGGGATTATTCCTATTGATGATCGCGATGCCTACCCAAATAAGCGTATTGTGACAACTGGATCTTTGCTAACTCATCTTTTCAGACAACTCTTCCAGAAGGTTTGTAAGGATATTCGTAGCAAGTTTGTTCATGAAGTCAATAACGATAGCTGGAAGAAAGGTGAATTCCCAAGACCACTTGAGGTTCTGAACGTAAACAATTTGTACAAGATTTTGAAGGTTTCTACTATTGAAGGTAAACTCAAGCAAGCGCTTGCGACAGGTAACTTTACAGTTCAAGGATTAGGTGGATCTGGAGCTAGCTCTATGTCAAATGCGACAAAGGTTGGTGTCTCTCAAGTATTGAACAGACTCTCGTATTCTGCTACAATCAGCCATTTGAGACGAATTCAAACACCTGTTGAGAAATCCGGTAAGCTGTTGGCGCCACGAAAGCTTCATGGCACATCTTGGGGATATGTATGTCCAGTCGAAACTCCAGAAGGTCACTCAGTTGGTATTGTAAAGGCATTGTCAACATTGACTGCTATCTCTCAACATACACCTTCAAGTGTAAGTATCAAATTACTTGAAGAAATTGATAATATTACATGGATTCGTTCTGTTAAACAAATCTACTCTGGAACAAGCATTGTAGTGAATGGAGTGATTGTTGCGTATACAAATGATCCTGTAAACGTATATAAAAGTTTACGAGTCGCAAAGAGGGATTTCCGATTACACCCACACACTGGTGTAGCTTGGAACATTCTACAAAATTCAATCACAATTGAATCTGATGGTGGGCGATTTGTAAGACCATTATTTCGTGTAGAAAATGGGGAACTTGTAGATCAACCAAAAGATAAGAGTAATTGGAATGAATGGATCAAAACTTGTATCGAATATATTGATCCTTCAGAAACTGAAGTGATTCGTGTATCAATGTATCCAAAGGAAATTACGCGAGCTCATACACATTGTGAAATTCATCCAAGCTTGGTGTTGGGACATATGGCAGGAACAATCCCCCTATCAAATCACAACCAGTCACCCAGAAATACCTATCAGTCTGCTATGGGTAAGCAAGCTATGGGTATCTTCGCAAGAAATTATACCAAACGATTGGATAAGAATGGTTACATCTTATGTAGTCCAATGAGACCCTTTGTAGAGACACGAACTATGAATATTCTAAAAACACACGATATGCCATCTGGTGACAACATTATTGTTGCGATTGGTATTTATGGTGGTTACAACCAAGAAGATTCAGTGATTCTAAACAGAAGTTCAGTCAATCGTGGTCTTTTCAGAACACTGTATTACACCATCTACAAAGATGAAGAACACAGAAATGTAGCTTCAGGAAAGGAAGAAAAGTTTGTAAAGCCCCGCCGTGAAAGTACACGAGGGTTCAAGACATCTTCTTATCATGCGATTCAGGACAATGGTGTACCTATGGTGAACGCGCAAATTAAAGAAGGAGATATTGTTATTGGTAAAGTATCTTCTATTAAAAGTGATCCAAATGGTTACCAATATCGTGATGCTTCTACAACGCATAAGAATACAGAAACTTGCCGAATTGATGGAGTTTGGCAAGATAAGAATTCAGATGGATATCCATTTGTTAAGTGTCGTGTTGTATCTGAACGAATCCCAGAAATTGGAGACAAGTTTAGCTCGAGACATGGACAAAAGGGAACATGTGGTATTATGTTGAATGAAGAAGATATGCCCTATACAGGTTCTGGATTACGTCCTGATATTATTATGAATCCCCATGCAGTTCCATCTCGTATGACTATCGCACAACTTATGGAAACTATGTTTGGTAAAATTTGTTCTCAAAAAGGAACACTTGGTGATGGAACTCCTTACACACATTTGTCTGTACATGAGCTACGTCGACAAATGACAGAACTAGGAATGCATCCATATGGCAATGAGATTTTATACAATGGTCAAACTGGAGAAATGATGCAAGCTGAAATCTTTATGGGACCCACATTCTACCAGAGACTCAAACACATGGTAATTGATAAGAAGCATTCACGCGCACATGGACCTATTGTATCCCTAACTCGTCAACCCTGCGAAGGAAGAAGCAGAGATGGTGGATTACGTGTTGGTGAGATGGAGCGTGATTGTATGTTATCACATGGTGCGGCTTCGTTTACGAAAGAGCGACTCATGGATGTGAGTGATCCTTTCACAACGGGATTCTGTAAGAATTGTGGTACAATCGCAATTATGAATACAAAGGAGGGAATCTATCAGTGTGGTAGTTGTGGAACCAAGACCGACTTTGAGGAAAAGACAATTCCTTATGCTGTCAAGCTTTGGGCTCAGGAGTTAGAAGCTATGCACATTGTTCCTCGATTGGTGTTTGAGTAAATAGTATTTGCTAATTTGGATCACTTGCTGCTTCTAGATCTGTTAAATTTTGTTCGGATTTAGATTGTTTAATTTTTTTCATAAATCTTTGCCTATAGATACAATATCCACAAAGACCAAGTCCAAATAGTGAAAAGGATCCGATAAAGATTCCACTCATAACTGCGTCTAAGGTTTCCATTTGTATAAAATGGATTACATACTGTTTAACTTATTATACTAAACATGTCTCTAGAAATTGTAGTGGGTCCTATGTTTTCTGGAAAGTCTACGTATGCTTTATCCTATATTCGTAGGCAGCTAGCTATTAAGAAGAATGTAGTTGTTGTGAAGCCAAATATCGATACACGTTATTCTGCTGAAAGCGTACTTGTAACACATAATCAGGAAACAACACCTTGTATTATGTGGGATATCGCAGATACATTATATCCAACTCAATCTATGCAAGAAGCAGATGTAGTCGTATTTGAAGAAGCCCAATTCTTTAAAGGATTAGAATCATTTGTAATCTATATGCTTCAGGCTATGAAAAAGAACATTTTGGTAGTTGGATTAGATGGAGACGCAAAACAACATGTATTTGGAGACATTCTCAAACTAATTCCGTATGCGAGTAAAGTTACCAAACTTTGTGCTCTGTGTTCGCGATGTGGAGATGGAAATGAAGCTCCTTATACAATTAAACCTAACCAAGATTTATCTGAACAAGTCGATGTTGGAGGAACAGAAAAATACGAAGCAGTTTGTTTGAAACATCTGTTACAACTATTATAAATGTATAAGTACTTCATAGAGGCAATTGGAGTCGCTGTAATTGTAACCGCTAAACTACTAACTGAAGCAAATCCTGTAGTTATGGGATTAGTATACTTCGCAGCTTTCACGATAACCAAAGGTATAAGTACGGGATTTTTGACTCCATTTGGACCTTTATCTGCTTATATACTTGGTAGAGGCAATACACAAGACATAATTTATAACTTAATAGCTCAATTTACAGGAGCTGTTTCTGCTATATTATTATTTAAACCTATCTCGTCATTTTTAGAGTAAGATGAGTTTGTATGTGTATGTTGCTGATGAACTTCTTCGAATGGATATGAGAGATCATCTCCAAAGTCGTCGTTGGACCGATTCTGGATTTGATTTATTATCCCCCTATAACGTTTTGAACTTTGAACAACTTTATTTGGGTCGAACAGTCAATACTGGAGTTGTAGTAGCTGCTTTACAGGAGAATGGCCTTCCAGCCCCCTGTATGTTGATTCCTCGATCTTCTTTATCAGCTACACCTTTGCGTCTTTCAAACAGTATTGGGTTGATCGATATGGGATATCGTGGCGAAGTTCTTGCAAAGGTAGATTGTGTAGATGAAACTGTACAAAATTATGAAATTGAACATGGTAAACGATTGTTCCAAATTGTCCAACATAATTGGTTACCTTGGCAGAATATTATCATTGTGGATAGTTTGAATTATTTGCCTGCTGCTCCTGACAATCGTGGAGCTGGTGGATTTGGATCTACTGGAACCTAAACCAAATTGCGAATCAATATTAGAGAAATAGCATCATGAATAATAGCAACCCAATACGCATTGTAGAATGTAACATTGAAACCAAATACTAGAATCACAATCATGATGATTGATCGAATTAGCGTGTTCCAAATGGGATTGGCCGTGGGTACCAACCAGACGTTCATTTACTAAAATGGAATTTTTTTATTACAAATATATTGTATTTCATAACATGTGGAAGGAAATTGAAGAAGTAGATGGAAGGTATGAAATTAGCGAACTTGGAGAGGTTCGTAACAAAATTAATTTGCAACTATTGGTATTAAAAATTGACAAGTACGGTTATCAACAAATTGGTCTTCGAAAAAATGAAGATCGTAAAAAATATTGGTTTAGAATTCATAGATTGGTTGCCCAATATTTTATAGAAAATAAGCCAGATAATTGGAAAGATTTACAAGTTGATCATATTGATCACAATAAAATTAACAATAGTGTTAATAATTTAAGATTTGTTACAGGAGCAGAAAACTGTTTATATCGAGAACTAAAAACTTGGTCAACAAACAAAACAACTAAAGAACTATTTATAACTAAGTATACTAATGGATATATGATTCGAATTAATAGAAGAGACTACAAAAAGCAAGAATGGGTTTCTACATTAGAAGATGCTATAATTAAACGTAATATGTATATTGATGAAATGAATGCGAGGGCGCTGTAAGTTTTAATTGGGCAAAATTTTTTTCTTGCTGATTAGCATAAACAAAAATGGGCGGTAAATAGCATTACACTGCTGCCAAGAGTGCTGTGAATATCAGCGCTAGTCCAGTGACATATAAGGGCAACATCATCAAATTGCGGGAAAGTCCTGTCAAGTTACAACTACCACCTACGCATCGAAAGATAGTGTATGGAACCACAGAGAAATTTGTGGGCATGGTAAAAACGTTGTAAATAGGGATCATCCGCAGCCAAGTCCTAAGGTGAACTAAAAAGTGAGCCATGGATGCAGTTCAGAGACTGAATGGTGATGGGCGAAAGCTTAAGATACAGTCCGTCCGCTCCGAAAGGAGATCTTCAAGAGGAAACATATATTGCTGTCACTCAGTATATGTGGAGAGCTTGAAGGTATAGATTATGTTCATAATCTGTATGGATTATTACGGGTTTAATGCAACTTGTCAGCTATGGTGCGCAGGATATTTATATCTCTGGCAACCCTCAAATTACTTTCTGGAAGATTTTGTACAAGCGCCACACCAACTTCGCTGTGGAGTCCATTGAAGTTACCTTCAACGGCCAGGCCGACTTTAACAAGCGTGTGACTGCCGTCATCAACCGTAATGCGGATTTGATGTACAAGACCTACGTACAGGTTGTGCTCCCTCAGATTGATCTAACTGCTAGTTCTGGTACCTTCGCAAATGCGTCTACCAACCAAGGCTTCCGTTGGTTGAACTACATTGGTCACCGCTTGATCAAGCAGGTTGAGGTTGAAATTGGTGGTCAACGTATCGATCGTCAATATGGTGACTGGATGCAGATCTGGACTCAGCTCACCACTGAGGCTGGTGTTGTACCTGCCCTAGACTCCCTCATCGGTAACACCCATGACTTGGTTCTACTCAAGCGCTCTACTGGTATCGCACTCGATGCTACCTGCTCTAGCTCTGAGACCACCATCTCCTGCGTTCCTCGTAAGGGTACCCCTGCGAAGACCCTCTACATCCCTCTCCAGTTCTGGTTCTGCCGTAACCCTGGTCTTGCGATCCCCTTGATCGCCCTCCAATACCACGAGGTTCGTGTGAATGTTGACTTCGAGACTTGGCAAAACTGCCAGTATTATGAAGTAGCTGTTGGTACCCCTGCCAATGCCAGTGCCCAGTCTTTGGCTGCTGCTTCCCTCTATGTTGACTACGTGTACCTCGATACTGAGGAGCGCCGCCGCTTTGCCCAGCAGAGCCACGAGTACCTCATCGAGCAGGTACAGTTCACTGGCGCTGAGAGCATCACCAGCTCTAGCAACAAGATCCAGTTGAACTTCAACCACCCCGTCAAGGAACTCCAGTGGGTCGTCCAACGCGACTCCTTCGTGGATTGCTCTAACCCCAGCTGGGTTGCCTCTGTTGGTGGTCCTCAACCCTTCAACTACTCTGATGACTTCAGCACTGAGGGTCTAATCATGGGTCTCTTGTCCCAGGGCAGCACTGGTGCGACTACGACTGCAAGCCAGTCTGCAGCTATCAGCTCTGCTGCGACTGCTGTTCTCGGCCAGAACCCCACTCAACAATCCACTCTATATGGTGTTGATAATGTTGATCTAGCAGGTGCTGGTGAATTCGAGTCTGGTGTCAACTACTTGTTGGCCAAGGTTATCCTCGACTCTGGTGTGCGATGCGAAGGTAAGAACCCCGTGGAGGTTGCCAAGCTCCAGCTCAACGGCCAAGACCGATTCACTGAGCGTGAAGGCAGCTACTTCGATCGCGTCCAACCCTTCCAACACCACTGCCGTACGCCCAGCACTGGTATCAACGTGTACAGCTTCGCACTCCGCCCTGAAGAGCACCAGCCCTCTGGTACTTGCAACTTCTCTCGTATCGATAAGGCAACCCTCCAGCTCACTGTGTCCCTCAACACGGTTACGGGTGCCCGCACTGCCCAGGTACGCGTGTATGCGCTCAACTACAACGTGCTCCGCGTGATGTCTGGTATGGGTGGTCTTGCCTACTCCAACTAAGCGTAAAGCTTATAAGTTGTTCAAAATTTTTAAAAAAAACAAATGAGTTCGTAAACACGATTTCATTTGTTAAATGATAATAATGTTGAGTTTTATAAAAAACAAATCAATTCGATTATTGAAAGAAGATCTTGATAGAAAAAATCAAGACCTAAAAATTTCAAATATAGAAAAAACAGAAGATTTACCTATACCTGTCGAAGAATTATCGCATGAAGGATCACTTATTGCTATAGCAGATACAAAGGATATAACGTATTTAGATGTACAGAATCTTATTGATCCAACCATAAATCAATATTATTACAATTCCTGTATTTGTAAATATAAAGATCAATATCGGCTTTTTTATCGCTGTGGTAAAAATCCAAAAACCTGTGAAGATAGAATAGCTACCTGTTTATTGACAAACGATCTACAAGTTGTTCCAACCACAAATAAATATGTGAATGTTTTTTCAAACTGGACAGCAAGCCGAGACGCAGGACCAGATAATTTAGGTAGACACATACGGTATTATTATCCAGAAACTGAAGAAGTCAAAAGTTTTATTTATAAAGATGGAGAACACGTAGAGGATCCACGAGTTGTCGAATACCAAGGATATTGGTTTATGCTATATACAGATGGGATGACAATTGGAGTTGCTAAACTTGAATTAGATACATGCGATGTGCTTTATTCACATTTTCTAAATGTCCCAACTATTCAATCTGAACAATTTGATGGTCGTGAAAAAAATTGGGTTCCTTTTGTATCTCAAAATGATTTATATATTTTATATTCTGATACTCCTAGAACATTTATTCATTGTAAGGATGAATTAACACATTTGGCCATTGAAAAATATGATAGACTGAATTATGTAGCTATGTGGAGATATGGCGATATACGTGGTGGATGCCCACCAATTGAATATGATACACATACACTTATTTGGTTTTTCCATTCTTCAAAGGAAGTGTTATCTTCTTTGCCTATTCGTAACTCAAAGACATACTTTATAGGAGCTTATATAACTACAAAAGTATATCCATTTGAGATTAAACAAATAACAACATTTCCAATTTTTTTTGGAACACCAAGTCCTATTCGCAAAGGATTAACTTATCAATCAAATGTTGTATTTCCTTGTGGGGCTATTAATGACAATACTGATTTTGTAATCAGCATGGGCATTAATGATTACTGTATAGGTCATCTGAAAGTATTTCGCAAAGACATTATCTGGAAACCATTTGAAAAAAAATACACACATTTTCAATTTATAAAATCTTCTTAAATACCTTCCATTCATTATTTGGAGCAGAATAGAATTCTTCGTAGCCTTTTGTTAACAAAAGACTCTGAGCTTTTTGAGTTGTTTGCCAATTTGTGTCATCAAATACCCAATATCCACCAACACGAACTTTATTACAATATAGTTCAACTTCTTCGCAGGAAATCTCTTCACTATGGTTACTATCTTGGTGAAGAAGATCAATACAACTATCTTCAAATTTTTCAACAACCTCATTACTTTTTGCTTTCCATAGATCAACTTGAACTTGATTTTCAACCATAATATTCATGGTATATTGATACATATTGTTGTAATCAATCTTTGACCACCAGTCATCATTTTCTTTGCTGTTTGTTCCCTCTAAAGAAGCTTGTGCAGTCCAAGCATCAATTCCAATAACTCTTGAATTAAATGTCTTAGCAGCAAGTGCAATTGGAAGTAGGCTTTTCCCGCCAAAGACTCCTAACTCAACACACAAAGATGGTTTAAGCTGTAATACTAAATTCATAAGAGTTAAAGCTTTTTCTCTTGTACACCATCCATGAATAGAATCATAGTTACTTGGAAGCATTTACTTATAGAAAGTTGGTAGTATTAAAATACAAATGATAAGCTTTGTTTATACAACTTGTCGCAGAGATCCAAAAATTGAATGGTTTATTGATTCTTTATATAATCAAACCATCAAGCACTCAATTGATATAACCAAAATTGAAATTATAATTGTTGATTTCGAACTACAATATGACCAAAGCAGAAGAGATAAATTTCAACAAATTATAGATAATAGATTTGATTATATACATGTCTCTTCAAAACCATCTCCTTGGCAAGGAAAATATAGATTAACAAACAGAGACTATTTTTCTGCTTCTCTTGCAAGAAATACTGGAATATGTTATGCTAAATACGAATATATAGTTTTTGTAGATGATCTATGTGTTATGAGTCCCGATTCTTTAAAAGAAATAATTGAATGTAGAAGAAAAAATATTGTTGTTGCTTTTGCTTATAAAAAAGTATGGGATCTTGAAGTGAATAATGGTGAAATTACAAATAAACGAGAAACGCAAGGAGGTACCGATTCTAGATGGAACCAAGGATCTGAATTTAGGCAAATTGGTGGATCTCAATTATTCGGATATTCTGCTTCACCACTATCTGGTCTTCTTTCAGTAAACGGATATGACGAAATATGTAACAGTATTGGTGGTGAAGATTATCACTATGGAATGCGTATTGAGAAATTAAATATACCAATTTACTACAATAGAAAAGTTGTATTTTACGAATCTGAAGACCATGCGGATCAAGGTAATGTATTTTTAAGACGAGATCCTTTAATTACACAGGATCATTATGAGAATCTTATGAAACAGTATAATATTACTTGTCGTTGGGTTCCAAACGCAAGAACGGATATCTCGCATCTTATATTAGACATGCTAACACGAAACAAGTCATGGACTGAAGGAAATAATTATAATTTAACTGACCTACAAAGAACAATTCAAAATGGAGAATCGTTCCAAACATTTTTTGATCCAGAAATGAAAACAATAGAAGGTATTTTATTAAAAGATTTATAATATATTATAATATGAAATTTCTATGGGAAAAATATGTTACCAACTCTCACCTAAAAAATATGTTATCAACTATACCTATTGAAAGCGATAGAAAGCGTATTCTTAGATATGATACTGAAACAAAAGGTCTAATAGATCATATAGAAAAATCATTTGAACTAGCATTAAACAATTCTTCTAAAATTACAAAGGATATTTTAAATATTCCTGGATTGTCTGGTAACAAAACACGACATCTTTATAATAATTTAGCATCCATACAAGATACTAGATATTTAGAAATTGGTACATGGAAAGGATCTACTGTGTGTAGTGCTATGTATAATAATCAAGCAACAGTTGTTTGTATAGATAATTGGAGCGAATTTCAGGGTGCCAAAGATGATTTTTTAGTAAACTTTACTAAGTTCAAAGGAGAAAACAATGCTTTGTTTATTGAAGACGATTGTTTCAACATAGATGTAAGCAAACTACCAAACTTTAATATTTATTTATACGATGGAGATCATAAATATGAGTGTCATTATAAAGCTTTGATTCACTTTTGGAATTGTCTAGACAATTTGTTTATCTATATTGTCGATGATTGGAATTGGGATTATGTTAGACATGGCACGTATGATGCTATAACAAAGATGAACTGTGAGATAGTATATCAACGAGAAATGCGAACAACAAATGATAATACACATCCAGAATTTGGATCAGAAGGTCAAAAAGATTGGCATAATGGAATTAGTGTATTCATACTTAAAAAATAAATAATTTTTACAGATCTATCTTTAAACTATAAATGTACACGAATGAACTCAATTGTAATTATGTTGGGTCTTTTGGATTACTAAAATCTTGTAATAGGCACGCACCGATTCCTGTTTCTGATTTTGATGGGTTATCTCCGTCGATATACGCAGATATAAATGAAGACAATCTTGTTCTTCATGTGTGTCCACAAGCTCTTTCTAATTTTGTAAACAAGGTTTTACCTACACTTACAAAACCATTTATTTTGCTTACAAATAATTCTGATTGGACAATTCCAGATGATGTATCAAACCAAGCAGAAACATTATTGACCCATCCTTTGTTAACTCATTGGTTCGCACAAAATTGTACTTTAGATGACCCAAAGATTACTCGTATCCCAATTGGTCTTGATTATCATACATTAGCTCCAAAACAGAAACCTATGTTTGTTTGGTCTCGTCCTGAAACACATTCTTGGGGATTAAAGGTTCCTCCGATTGACCAAGAACATTCTTTGATTCTAAAAAAACAATTTTCATTGCCTTTTTGGGATCGTCAGCTAAAAGCGTATGCTAATTTCCAATTTTTGATGACGACACGATATGGCAAAATTGATAGAGTTGAATGTTTGAATACAGTTCCGAAAGACTTAGTTTACTACGAACCCACAAAGTGTATACGAGATACATGTTGGTCAAATATGATCAAATATGCTTTTGTTTTATCACCTCAGGGGAACGGAATGGACTGCCATCGAACTTGGGAAGCTTTATGTTTAGGATGTATCCCAATTGTAAAAACATCTGGATTGGATCCATTATTTCAAGATCTACCTGTTTGGATTGTTAAGGATTGGTCTGAGGTAACCTTAGAAAATATGAAGCAAATTATTGAAGACTATAAATGTAAAACGTTTAATTATGAAAAACTTACACTAAAGTATTGGCAAAAATACATACATGGAAAATCACAACAAAACTCGTAAGGTTTCTAAATTTGGAAGTCGCAGACAAGTGTTCAATGGAACAGCTATGATGACAACAGGTGGGCTACGAAAGGAGCAACTCACTAAAAATCCTCGTGGAAGAATCGTATCAACCAAACGTCACAATCTTGCGAAGGAACGAAAGTTTGGAGGTAAAACGGAATCTGAAGAGGAAAAAGAAGAGGATAACACACAAAATGAGTCATAATTCTACTTGGGTTCTTACCGATGGTGAATGGGCTCAAACTGGGTTCGATGCCCATGAATTAAAGATGCTAGAGGACGCTTATAAGGCAATTACAGTCACAGGACTGTGGAACTGGCTCGCAGAATATGTACCAGACGAAGGTAAAGGATTTGCGTTTTCAAACCATCCAAATCTGAAGAAGATTGATGAAGCTATGAAATATGAGGGCCATTCTGGCTTCTCATACGCATGGACAATGAGACAAATGGAAACTATCGCAAAAGGTGGTTGGAAAAACTACCTTGTGCTACGAAATCGAGCTATGAAATTTGATCGTACACGTACGCCTCTTGAGGAATCGGCTGCTGTTGCTGCCAAGATTCTTGAACAAAGTATGGCGAAGTAAAAACGGATTTTTTTTGATCAAATTTGTATATCTTACTTGATATTCAATTATTGATATCAACAAAGATGTGGTACATTAAAAGCGACTACCTTCTAACTGGAAACTCTGGTCACGGCAAAGCGTGCTTCTCTACAGAAGCTGATGCTTGGAGATTTGTAAGAGGTTTACCGAAAAAAGGGATGGGAATTGTTCGCTATTCAGTTCATGAAGCTGAGTATTGTATTCTGTGGGTTGACAACCACAGCGGAGTGGCTGGTCGTGGACAACCAGCCTTCGTAACAGAGGAGGAAGCCTTAGCAAATGCCAAGGCTATGAATGAGCAATATAATGGACAAATTGTCCATGGAGTTGCTAAAGTTGAAAAGTATAGTGTCAAAAATACCAAGTACTATGTTGGGTGGGTTAACAGCAATGGATATGCTGGTTACGGACAACCTGTCTTTCCAACAAAGGAAGCCGCGGTACATTATGCACAAAGTAATAACCGTCGTCACATTTGGCACGGTGTTGCGTGTATTTAGACTTAAACGAACGAAACTTTTTAAATTCAAATGCCAGACTACATTGTGGAAGCTAAGACTGTCCAGACAGGAGCTGTTCGTACACTCAAGGAAGCCCTCAAATGTATTTTGGTTGAAATGAGCCTTCTTTTTGACAAGGACGGTATCCGTATGGTAGCTATGGACAATACTCGTACCGTATTGGTTCACCTAAGACTCTATGCTGACAAGTTTGAAAAGTATTCGTACCGTCATTCTGCTCAGAGATTCATTATTGGTGTTAATACAGATCATTTGTACCGTATTGTTCGTACAGCAACCAATGATGATACAATTACTTTTTATGTGGAGGAGAATGATCCAAATACACTCGGTATTCTGCTAGAGGATGGTGAGAAGAAGCAAGTCACCAGATACAAGCTCAATCTTCTTGATCGCGATGAGCCTGATATCCAGCTACCTGAGACTGAGTTTTCCACTCACATTACGATGCCATCTTTGGACTTCCAAAAGATTTGTCGTGATATGACACTGTTGGGAGCTAAGACAGTTGAGATCAAGAATGTAGCTTCTTCATTGACATTCTCCTGTAAGGGTCATTTTGCGTCTCGTACAACTGTGATGGGAGATAGTGAGAATGAGTTTAGTATCACGAAGAAGTCGAGTGATGAGATTATTACAGGAAACTTTTCATTGCCTCATTTGGTTCTATTTACCAAGTGTACCAATTTGTGTAACAACTTAGAGATCCATATGAAGAACGATTGGTTCTTAATGATTCGTTATGTTGTAGCAAATTTGGGAGATATTAAGTTGTGTTTGATGCCCTGCTCAAATTAGATTGAGCAACATTAATGAAGGAGGTGGCGGAGTTTATAAGATTTTTAACACCCAGTTGGACCGATAAAGATAGGTACAAGTGGTTGTCTACAGTTCATTCATGGTTGGTTCCTGCGTGTTTACTACTTTTTATATTTGTAAGTAATCCAATACTTAGGTTCACTATTTTGCTTCTTCAGGTAACAACAGTCTTAACTGAATTTTTCTTTCAAGAGTGTTTGATCACGATGGTTGAAAAGGAGTTTTCAGAAGAAACATGGGATGATGTAGCAAGTAAATTATTTGAAATGAATGGATGGAAGCTAACTAGACCTGAAAAGATGTCATTTAATATTGGAATTAATGTTGGAGTCTTTTTAGTATTTATCCTTATGTTACTACGTGAAAGTATGCTTTGGATGATCGGAATAGCTGGAGTTATGTTACCTTCGTTAACTTGGATAATGTATTATTTTTAGATTAATGAAAATATGTATCCTGCTAAATATCCATATACAAACTCAAGAAGATCCACAAAAACATTGTTATCTTCTTGATCGATAAGCTGATAGAGTATAAATAAAGGAACTATAATACGTATCTTGACAGCAAAAACTCCAAATATAATGTGCCAAAAGGAATTCCAACAGTCAGTAAATAATCGTCTTGGGTCTCTTTTTGGCGTCTTATATCTGCGCCGTTTCATTAAAGGATTTTTAGATCGTATTTTTCGTAAAATATCGCTGAACATAAATAGACATTCTTGATATTAGTTCTAAAGCAAAAGCCAATACACCTACAGTTTCTGCTATCATAAAATATAGTCCAAATTGTTCTAAACTAATATTATACTGACTTAATAATGATTGTAACATTTCAACAAATGGAGATACATTTTTGGTAAGAACCTTTTCTGCTAAAATAACTATACATACGTTTAATGTAACATGATGTAACCAGATACAGAACAAGCAAATAAACACTACAACTTGTAACCAAAAATCTGGATAGATTGTATGACAAATTAATATAAATAAAAATATAGTTGTTCCTATTAGTATGTGAAATACTGCTAATATATATCCTAGTATTTCGCCTTCATGAGTAAACCAACTATAAATGTAAAAAACTAAATTCACTATACCATTTTTTAATTTTTCAATGATATAGTCTTTATTGATATCAATAATGAGTTTCATTATGTTTACTTTGGTCTTGATTTGTGGGCAGTATACGTAACATCATCTCCAATCTTGAAATTTTGGATATTTTGGTTCAGATAGGCATTATCAGATACAGATGTATGTGTGTTCCAAATCTTGATGATAGAGAACGGACCCTTTGGTGACAAAGTAATTCCCACTAATGTATCTTTACGAGAACTGAGTAATTCGTTGGTTACGCAATGTACCATCAAATCAATAAAGACTGTGTACATTTCAGATGCTTCAATCTTTTTCGACCATGCGCCTCCAGCTTCATTTTCAGGCGCATCCCACAGTGGTTTGAATCCGTGTCTCATGAAGAAGAACATACCAGATTCCCAAGCTTCTTTTGAAATTGAATCGATGACTGTCCAGAACTGTTGGGGTGTACTAATGTCTGCAATTTTGACATAACTTTGCAGAGAATAGTCCTTATTTTCTGGATCATGATACCACAGAATCCAAGTATAATGGAGTTTTGTGGTGTCTATAGGTGATCCCATTTATATTACTTTATACACAAAATTGATCTAAATGTTTAATTCGTTTTTAATTATGAATATTTGGCCCAACACCAGCTGACATTGAACTTACTGTACCTTTTACACCTGCGCTATTCTCTTGGTAAGCAGTTACTTGTACACTACTTATTGGCATTGACTTAGATGGTTGAAGGTGTGTACTTTGGCCCGCTGTTCCAACAGCTATAGGTAGAGTTTTTACGGGTAAAGACTCAGTTGTACCATCTGAATATCGAACCTTTGATTGTATTTTTGCTGTACAGCTGTTACACACATACGATGTAGTATCTAGGTTTACTGTAAATCCATACGAACCAGGATAAGGTACTGTTACACGAGTAATATTTATATTTCCAGGATAATCTGCCTTTCCAGTTCCGCTTGATGACTGATCTGTGTCTCCTGGAGTTAGGTATCCTAAAACTCCTAAAACAGTTAGAGTAATAATAACTAATAACAACAGAACTCCAAAGAAAATAGTTATTTTCATACTATCTTCTAAACTACCACCTTTGTGACGACCCATTTATAAATACGAAACGGATTTATTTTAACATAGTCATAACTATAGTATAATAATGGCACTAACTTTAGAAGCTGTTTATAGTGTCCGATTTGGACCTAAGTTGCCATTGCCAAGAATCGTACAAGACAATATCGCAAAGCTAAGAATCACTCCAGCTGTTTATAAACCTGTTAAATCATATGCTAAGCATAGTTACAAACAGAAATTTAACTCTAGCGCAAATGAAACTAAAAATTGGCGAGAAGCTGAACTTGAGAACTTGGTTCGTCGGGTCAAAGAGAAAGAAGATCCAGAATATTCAGAGATCTTTAGTATCTTCAATAAGTTGGCTCCATCGTCTGTAGAAATGCTGTCTCAGAAGGCAATTGCGTTGATTCAAAAGCGAGACGAGCAATTTCGCTTGCGCATTAGTGTATTGCTTTTCGATAAGGCAATTACTCAGAATGCATTCTCTGCTGTTATGGCAGATTGTGCTTACTTTCTAAACCAAGCTATTCCAGAAATCGCAGATGATCTACAAACTCAAATTACTATGTTTCCAAAACTTTACGATGTAAACGATACACTTGTATTTCCAAGTGCGAATGAGGAAGGATTCGATGATAAGGTGATTCAATGGATGAAACTTAAGGAGAAGCGCCGCGGATATGCCAAATTTATGATGGAGTTGTTCGATAAGCAGTTAATTCAACAAGACTCTGTAACGACAGCTTTGAATCAAGTTTGCCATGATTTAACAGAAATGGCAAAGCAAGAAAAAACTCAGCAAACAGAGGAGAATGTAACTCAATTCTCTATGTTTATCTTCGAATGTGCAAAGAAGGTAAAAGCAGATACAGCTGGTCAACTCAAAACATTTATTACAACGTTCTTGGCTATTCCTAGAACAGATGTACCAAGTTTGAATATGCGATCCAGATTTAAGCTAGAGGATGCGTTAAAGGACTTAAATAAAGAAGGAAGATTGTAGACAAATGATTCCAACCGCAAGTGTACTTTTACGCGCTGCTCAGTTGGCAGTGGAGGAAGACAAGCCAATCTATCTAGATTATTATGCGGATAGCGTTGAGAAGAAATGCTGTATTGGCGTCAAGGATGGAACTAAATATTTAGTCAAGTCTGATAGCGAGTACACTTCTACAATTGAAAATGTTTTTAAATGTGAAGATTGCTACATTGTGATGACTGAAAATAGTTTGTACATTGTGTCAACTGCTGTCCCAATCAAGAAGATTTTGTCATCTACATCTTCTTAAATTAGTATAGTAATGCAATATCCACCACCCCATTATCTTCTTTTTGAACCATTAAATGATATAGAAACTCTTAAGCTATGGAGTTCCTATAAAGAACAATACAGTAATACATGTGAATTTGATTTAGTGGATGCTGCTGAAACAAATTCAGTGGATAAGTTTTCGCCTTGGTTTGAAAATTGGATCGCAAGGATCCCAAATCAGCAAAGTACACGATTTCGTATTCTGCTTATTTTACATTCTGAATTTTTGACTTATTCTTGCCAACAAATGCTGAGGCGTTCTTTGGAACAACGATCTTTTAAATGTCGTGTTTGGTTTCATGTCGAAGATCCATCTACGATTCAACCTGCCATTATGAGTCGATGTATTATAAAACGAATTCCCACTTACGTACACACACCAACTTTAAAACAACTATGAAGATTCAAGTCTTTACAGATGGAGCTTGTTCAAGCAATGGCAAGGTAGGAGCTAAGGCTTCTTATGCGTTTTGGTTACCAGAACATAAGCAGCTTTCAAAAGCAGAAAGAGTCCCAGAAACAGATCCTCAAACAAACAATCGTGGAGAACTATTGGGTATTTATGAAGGTGTAAAATGTGTGTATGATAATTTTCCTGCAGAGGAGATTGATCTACATATCTTTACAGATTCTATGTATTCTAAAAATTGTTTAACAGTTTGGCTTCCAGGATTTATTGAACGAAACTGGAAGACATCTGGATATAAAGGATCTGCTGGAGGAAGCGATGTTAAAAATAGAGATATCATTGAAGAAACTGTAAAATTATTACCAAAGTTCAAATCTTATATTATTTCGTATGTGGCAGCTCATACTGGCAACGATGATGAATTAAGTAAAAATAATGAAATTGTGGATCGTATGGCAGTAGCTGTATTGAATCCAGAAGTCGCAGAAGTCAAAATTGTTCATACAAATACGCAAGTTGCGATTGAAGGATTACCCGTTGAAATGATGGGTCCGCCCGTTACATCTGGAGTGTTGACTCGTTGGTGTCGCAACAATCTTGAGAAACTTGATGAAGAATCACTTGATGCTGCTTTGTTAACCGTGTTGACCAAAACATTGAAGAAAAATGGATTTACACTTGAAAAGCAAAGACTCCATCGTAATATACTTTACCGCCTTGTAGCAAACAATTTAATAGCTGAAGGTACTAAAGTAATAAAAGAAGATGAATAGAGTTGAAGCCTACCATTTCTGGTCCACAACATGTGCGCCATGTAATGCAATCAAACCATTTATGGTTTGTCTAAAAGAAGAGTTTGATACTGTTATTTGGAACTCTGTAAATGTACAGCAAGATCCAAATGATTATAAAAGCAAATTTGGAGTTACATCTTGGCCAACTGTTGTGGCCGTTGCTTACGATGTAGATGGAAAGGTGGTTCGTACTGAAAGACATTCAGGAACAGGAGCTGCTGGATATTATAGAATTTTGAGTAATGCTTTGAAATCTATTTCCCAATAAATCCTTCAGTGATAGTAGAGGTGATTAGTTCACCATTTTTATATGCCTCGCAAACAAATTGGTCTTGATCGTTGGGAGCTGAACATGTTCCAACGTTAGGATCACTCGATTTTGCCATAGGAGCCTTTGTGGTTGGTCCAGCTGATGTAAAGCTTGGAGATCCACTTGATGCCTCTGCGAATGGTGTTTGTGTTGTTAAAGCATAGCCAATTCCAGCTGAGGCTGCTGCGGCTAGTAATAAGAAGAACATATTACCAACACCTCCTAGCGTTATATTAAAACTATCAAAGCAACCATCATTCCTCATCATGAAAAATTGAATCAACAACAAAGATGCGAGAAACACCCATGGTGAAATAATTTTTGTCCAATCAGATCCTTTTGTTACTTGAATTGTGGTATTAAATCCACCAATATAGGATAGTATAACTGTTGTGAACAACATAGACTGAGGAACCTCATAAGCAGGTAAATAAGATAAGCCAGGAACTGTACATAACCCACTTAGTGGCGGTTTTCCAACACGATCTGAAAAGTACCAGTTGAGAATTATACTACCAATAGCTAACCCTAAAGCAGGAACGTACATTACAGTTTCAAATATAACGTCGTTAAACATAGTATAAAATGCCAAACAATATGGCATAAAATAATATAACACTTTTAGAAAAACAAGATTTACTTTAAATGGTGTGACAGTTGGCTGTCTTGCAGTGTATACGCCTAAAGCATATACAAGTACAACTCCAAGAACAACTCCTACTACAATACCGGTTATAGTTCCACCGTCCATATTGCTTAATTATCAAGATACAAAATACTGCTAACCTACAAATGAGCATATTCAGCTCGTCTACTTCGTGGGGCTGCCCAGGTACCGATCAAAGTCCAATTAATCTGTCACAATCCACATCTAAACCATGTGACTTGCTTTGCGAACTTGTTATGGACGATGTTATGATTCCTCAAGCAAATGTAATTGTTTCAGATGAGGGTCTCATTCTTCAAAATACAGCTGGATTAGGAACCTGTAAGTACAATGGTGAAGGATATACTTGTACCATGCTCACAGTCAATCATCCGAGCCACCATACTGTCGAAAATATTCAGGCAGACGCAGAAGTGATTGCTATTTTTACAAACCCAACTGGCAAGTATCTTTGCGTAAGTTCATTGGTGCGTGTGAATTCATCTCAATCTACTTCAACTCACTTTTTCAACTCATTTGTTAACTACGCTGACCCAACACAACAATATACAACAGTGAATCTAGGAGACAATTGGGGCCTGTTTATGATGGTTCCACCAGCTGGATCTTATTTTGTATATGATGGATCTTTGGTTGTTCCTCCTTGTAGATCAGTTAAATGGGTTGTCTTCAAATCAATGATTAATATTGACCCAACTGATTTTGCAATTTTAACTCAAAAAGTATCTCCCGGATCTCGTCCTATTCAAGGACTTGGAGATCGCGAAGTCTTTTATAATGATACTGAACAGCTACCTGGTGGACCAATGCCAAATGATAATAAGGCTTATATGCGTTGTAAGCGTGTAGCTAAAAAAGGAGAGGCGCCTAGTGGATTAGGAGCTAAAAAACCAGTTACACAGGCACCATTAAAGGCAACTGCTTCTTCGAATGAAAAAGGTGTACTTCAAAGAACACATGAATCTATTTCAAAACAAGTCAAAGAAAATGGGTTTATTCCTCTTATCGAAGTTATAGTATTTGTAGTTGGATTGGCACTTGCGTTTTATTATTCAAGATCTCAAACAAGTATAACTTATGGAGAAAAACCATCTTTGTGGGCACAAAGCGCAGCTTCTTACATAAGAGGTCTTTTCACTAAAAAACCTATACTTGCTAGTACGCCTCCAGTAACTACTTAATAGTGTTCATCCCAACATGTTTGATGAGATTCTTGGTCATACCATACTGTATTTTCTTCTTCACGTTGTTTTTGTTGTTCTTCATCTTTTTGAACAAGTTCTTCAAATGTCTTTTCTTTTCGTGTTTTACGTTTAACAGTTACCCAATCATTCTGCGTTTTTGGTTGTTCATCAAACTGAACATCTTCATCTTCTGGATAGTAACCAGGATTCTGAAATCTAGGTAAAGGAACGTTCATACGATCTTTGTGATATTTTTCCTCAACAGACTTTTTTAACGCTTCTTGTTCACTCTTCTCATGACCTTCTACGGCAATCTGTGCAAAGCTTTTCTTTACATACGTTGCCTTTGGTCCAGCTGTAGACAAAGCTGGAAAGTTTGTTTCATTGTCTTCCAATCCTTGTTCTTGATTCTGTTTACGAGTTGCCTCCTCCTGTTCCTCTAGAACCTGCCAACGTGGCTTCTCATAGCGACGTGTATTTTCATAGCGTGGACGCTGTTCTTGCTGTTGTTGAGGCTTGTTTCTCAAATGAGGAGGAACGTACTTATTCGAAGACATTTTTGGTGTTCTTGTGTTTTTCATATAAAAATCCATTTTCGCAGAATAAAAACGAAAAGAGTAAACAGCATGAGTCATACATCAAAAATGGTGTCTGGTGTTGTAGTAGCTGTTTCTGGAACCGTGACAGACGTTTCGATTCCAGCTAAAACAACCGATGTACTGGATTGGATTCGCAAAAAATACAAGAACCATAACATACAATTCCAAGGAAAACTTCAAGATCCAACCAAAGAAACTCGTTGGCTATCAATCTTTGCGAGTATTTCAGAAGATGATGAAAACATCAATCAGCATATGCTGCCAAGCCCATTTGATGAAGAAACATATGGTGGATCAATTGTGATTCTTGCGACTGAAAATGAAAATCAAGATGACTATGAAAAATCTATATCAAATTATGTGAATTTAAAACCAGATGAATATGAAACATTATATTCAGAATGGACATTTGATATTGAGGAAGAGCAAGAAGAAATTGAACAAGGAGAAGAAGATGACGAAACAGATGTAATCGCAGATGATATTGATATCGAAGAAGATGAGCCAATTGTCAATCATCCAGCAGTTCATGTAATACGTCCAATTCAGGTGAAGACCAAAGATGTATTTGTTGCTTGCGCTATTCGAGATAAGGTAACTGAAAATTTTACAGAACTACTTGATGAACAAGCATCTGAATTTGAAGAACACCTACTCAAACATGTACAGGATTTAGCTATCAAGGATGGTATTGAAGTAGATTGGTCAAATCGAGTATTCTGGAACTTATACAGAAACAAAGCTATCTATCTTTATGAAAACTTAAAAGGACTGAACAGTTATGTCCAGAACAAACAGGAGTGGTTATCGAAACTCAAAGATCATTCTATCAGCTATAAAGATTTTATCGATATGAATGCCATTGATATGTGCCCACAGCGATGGAAGGCAGCTATTGAAAAGATTATTGAGATGGAGAAGAAGCTATATGCGAAAAATACAGCTGCTTCTATCTTTATGTGGTGTTCATCTTGTAAGAAGAAAGCTAAGTGTGATTATTATCAAATGCAAACTCGCTCTGCGGATGAGCCCATGACAACTTTCGTGACTTGTTTGGAATGTGATAAGAAGTGGAAATTCTAAGCATATTTCAATATCTTTACAAACGACTTTTCAATGTAATCATCTGTCAGTATTTTAGAAGCAGCTTTGAATCCTTGTTTTGCTATCTTTTTACATTCCTTATCGTGTGTTTTACACCATTCTACCTTCTCTTTCAAATCTGATAGATCCTCTTTAATTCCAATGTAGTGTTTTCCATCTTGTAACTTAGAATCACACCAATGTACATAATCGCTTTTCACTCTTAGTATAACTGAATTTGTTAGCATAGATTTCAATAGACGATACGCAACAACATTCCCATCAACGTGAAGTATATACTTATATTCACTTTGTTGCTTCCATGTTAAGCTAGGAACAATTTGCGCTACCTTTTTCACAACTCCAATCTCTTTGCCATACTTAATATTTGATGTGTATTTTGTGATACCCACATCCAAATCTTCATCTCGCATTGTGGCTAGTTTCAACCGTTGGTTTGTTTTTTCATCAAATCCACACCCTGTTGATGATCCACGAAATACAGCTATATCTTTCTTTTTGCTCCAATCTGTTTCTACTTCACCTATTGATTTATCAAATATATCATCATAGGTTGGGATTGGGATATCTTTGTACCCAACTTTTCCTGAATAGGCAAACACAGACAAAAAGGTTCCTTGTTTTTCATTTGGCATTAAGACTGAATCTGATAGACTCAAAATAAAAACACCATTTGGTAATTTACCTTTTAGTTTTTCCAAAAAAGGTAACCACTCCTTTGCGAAGGTTGATTCCTTCTTGAATGGTTTGATGACACATCCCATAACTCTCCATGTTTTGGTTTTGGTCTTGATCTTTTTGCGTTTGATAGTTTTGTTGATTTGTTTGTCAAGTACAGGATCACCTGTTTTGCTTTCAAGCTTATAAAGGTCTGGAGTATGGTCCTTCACACACAACATATAGCAGGAATAGTGTTGATCAAAAATGTATTTCAAAGTATTTGAAAGAGCTTCAGAATCTTTACATTCTTTTCCTATTGAATAAGCTTCGTCATATGAAGATAGAATCTTCATCTTACTAATTATATGTGTTTAAAATAATGGTGTGGGTATATGATACTCCATTTACTGAAAAAGAAAAAAAAGCCTATGAGGTTCTTCGGAAACGGTTTAAGAATTATGATCTAGCAAAAGAAACTGTGAAACTAATTAGTTTGACAGCTTTTTTGCGTAAACATAAATTCAAGTCAGCTAAAGAAATTCAGGAGGCTGCTTTTTATGACAAAGCTAAAACTAAACCATTTTTTACAGAAAAAACTGCCAAAGAAGTATTGAAAGGACTCAAACACAAAGGTGGGCAAAGTAAGTATCCTTTTATCGACTTTACTGTTAAGAATAACATATCTAGTTTAGTTTCTTATCTTCCTGATTTTATTGAATATCCTTTGCGTAACATTTATGAATTATTAACAACTCCAATTCTAACTCTTAAAGAAAACGTCCCTTTAATAGATTTAGCTCTTGATGCGATTCACGGTGCCACTGAAACTGGAGTTACAACAGCTTCAGATGCGGCAGAAGCTGTTGGTGGACCTGTTGGAGCTGCTGTAGCTACGCCATTTGTTGCTTTGGCTGGCGCAGCTGCTTCTGCGGTTGCTATGTTAGAACAAGATCCTGGACAAGTCGTCGCACACATGGTAAATGTTGTCCCATTATTTGGATCTGCGTTGGGCAAAGGATTAACTCAAACTGAAAATGTTGTAAAAACTCTTGAAGAACATCCAAATGTTGCATCCTATGTACCGTTTGTTAGTGACTATGTTGCTTCAAAAACACCGCCAATTGCGCCTACAGCAGGAAAGCGATTTTCAACCCAGAGACATAAATATACTAAATGGCAGAAGACCAGACGAACCAAGTCCGCGAGAGTCTGAAGCAGTGGATTAGCTTAGATGATCAAGAGCGACAACTTAGAGCTCAAATTAAAGCGATTCGCGAACAAAAATCCAAGTTTTCATCGGATATTCTTGGATTCATGAAAGATAATCAAGTTGATAATTTTGCTCTGGAAGGAAATGGAGTTGGACAACTAAGCAGAACCGTACGTACATCTCGTCCACCTCTTCGTCGTGATTTGATCCGTACTCAGCTTCTTTTGCATTTAGCTGATCAACCTCAGCGCGCAGCTGAAATCTTGAGATCTATTGAAGGAATCCCTGAAGGAGCAGAAGATATGTCTGTTGGAGGAACTCAAAAAGAATTATTGGTGCGCAGACTACCTAAAGAGAAGAAGACTATGGTTATGTAGTAAATTTAATTAAATCGCATTTAATATTAAATGTCTTCTTCAGGTAATGACGCTGACAATTTTATCAGATTAAATATACCAAAAGAAGCAAATATTGAAAATATAGGCGATCCATCAAAATTGCCACCTTATGTAAGGCAATTTTTAACAAAAAATAATTGGAATAAATATCGTGAACAAGATATTTACCTAATTAAAGATGATTTACGTCATTCTGAGTATTTATATACTTCTGTAAATGATGTAGATATAAATTTTTTTAAAAAACAAGTAGAATTTTTAAGTTCATTATCACCCAATGAACTATTATTATTACATAGTTATACCTATCAAGGTGATAGAATTATCAATTCTATATCAAAAAATCCATATGACGATGATACTACAAAAAATTACTTTATAAATAAATATTCAAAGAATAGAGAATTTATAAATCATCTTAAACTTATCACCGAGTTTAACGAAGAAGTCACTCAAGAAAATATTTTTAAATTTTTTACATTATATGCAACAAAAGTATGGATTATATTTAACAAAGCACCTGCCTTTGAAAAGGAAGTTCGTCTGTTTAGAGGTCTTAAATTTGAAGATAAACCTCCAAAGATTGACTCGTTTCAAGGAATCATATCAACCGCTTATAAGACTGATGCGGCTAATTTGTTTACTGGTAAAGATTGTTGTATGTTAGATATTAAAGTTAAGCCAGGTGTAAAGGGCATATGGTTATCTCCAATTAGCAGGCTTTCACAACGACTTTTTGGATTTATAACAGATTCTGAAAATGAAATAGCGTTATTTTGTACAAACACTAAAACTCAAATTATAGATCCGCCTGTTAGAAAAATAGTAACAAAGGATGGTCGTGGTATAAGAACTATAACAACATACGATGTTATATTAGAACCAGTTAAAATTGCGGGAAATAAGAAATATAGAAAAACAAGACGTACAAAAAAAATATCTAAACAGAAGACTATGGTTATGTAACTTGTTCTAAAGCCTTCTTTGCAGCTAATTGTTCTGCTTGTTTTTTAGTTGGCGCTGATCCAATTCCAATATGACACCCATTCTTATCTAAGACTGCCATCGTGTACAAATTTGTGGACGATGATAGCATAGTGTATGTTGGTGTATGATGAAATTTAGCTTGATAGAGCTTCTGTAATTGCTCCTTGTAGTTTCGATTATTCATCAAGATCTTTGGAATGTTGATATGTTTCTCAATCAACCCAACAATAAATGCGTAAACTACTTTAAAGTCATATTGACTATCCATCCATAACGCACCAATAAAGGCTTCTAAAATATCACCTAATTTCTTCAAATTTGTTCTGCCATTACAGACTTCCTCATTATGCTTTGAGATAATGTAGAACTTATCTAATCCAATCTTTTGACATAAAGTTCCTAACATTTCATTACAAACAATCTCCTTCTTGAGATTAGTAATAAATCCTTCATTTTCATGTGGGAAGCGTCTTAATAGATAAGACGATGCGACGACACCCAATACTGAATCCCCTAGATGTTCTAGACGCTCGTAGGAATCCTCAAAGAGTTCAATTGTGTTCTCTGGGCGAGGTGCTAGCTGCGTGCTTTCTCCTGTTGGTGTTGTATACTCTAATCGTTTCACATAGGATGAATGGATCATTGCGGTTTGGTAAACATGAGGATCTTTGATTTTGTAATTCACATCTTTAAGAATCGCTTGAATATCCTGTTTGGTAAATAAGCGATTCTTTGGATTGTATGGATTATAAAGTTGTACTTGCATATGTATTTAATGTTTTCTGTGTTTAAGTTTGCGAGTCCGTTTTCGTTTTCCTGCTGCTCCTGGTGCTGAAGTCGTCATAGGAGCAGGTACAGCTGCTGTTGTACTTTCACGTTGAACAATTGTATTAATTTCATTTAGGTTGGATGAAAAAATTTGTTTTTGTGTAGGAGACATTTTCTGCATTCCAGTTACAATTGCCTTTTCAATATCGGCTTTTGAGTTTTGAATCAACGTAGGCAATAAAGCCATCGCTTGTTTCTTGACATAGTCTACCATTATTGATTCGTTAGATTTTCATTTTGAACGAGTCGAGTAAATTTAAATTCATTGGATACAGAATTTTCTTTATGTTTTCGCAGAATAAAGTCAAAGCATTGTTTTGCCTGTTCTGTGTTTCCAAAGAATTCTGACAGAGACTTTTGTAAGCTCCCCTGAGTAAAGCTAACTGGTTTTACCCATTGGCGCTGAATTTTTACCTCTGAACCATCATCATCAATTCGCAGACGATCATATCCTTCAAATTGAGGAGTCTTCAAAATATCCTGCATTTCCAACTCAGTCAGCTTAATTTCTTCACGGACCTCTGAAACCTGCGCATTTAGATCACGTCTCTGATTATCGAGATCACGATACTTCTTGATACATTGCTTCAAATCGTCCATTGTTGTACCATGTTTTTTGAGTCTAAACATATAATCCGTTTTGAGAATAAGGATGTACTTTGACAAAGACGAAATCGAAAACCTTCGTCAGGTCTATAACGCAAAATATACAAATGAACAACCGATTCCTGCTGGAGAAATGATGAGTGTATGGAATGAATTAAGAAGACGATTTCATTCTCATTGTTCCGAAGGACAAGCAGAATGTATCATTACATCTATGCTCAACAAACCAAAAGCTCCAGATTCATGGATAACAAATCCAGAAGAGTGGCTATCATCTGATGATATCGAACACGTAGAAAAACAATTTGTCAAAATATTCTCCAAATATTACTATCTTGGTACATTTCCAATTGACTTTGATAAGAAAGATGAGCTTGGAAAATGCTTAGTTAGCTCATTGTGTTCGTTGAAACTCAAAGAGATCTATGATCGAGGACATAGTCAAATTGGTATTATTTTTAATACCGATGTAAGCACAGGTCCTGGTAAACATTGGGTAGCTGTATTCTGCGACATTGGCTCAGAGTTTGAATATCCTCGGATTACATATTTTGATTCCTATTCACATAAACCTGAAAAAGAGATTCAAGTGTTAATGAAACGTTGGAGAGATCAGTGGCTAGAAGCTGGTGTTCATAAAACACCTATGATGACATCTTTTAATAAAACACGACACCAATATGAAGATTCTGAATGTGGTATGTATTGCCTATACTTTCACTTTTGTTGCTTATTAGGTATTCCTATGGAAGATCGTATTCCTGATCCGGTTATAAGAGGTTTTCGTAGTATGTTATTTCGTGTTGACAAGAAATAATGGAACCCACTGACCAAATTAGTGAATTAACTCAAGTAGCGAGTGGATTTTTACAAGCAAATGGATGGATCATTTACTTGCTATCTGCTATACTGATAGTTGTGATTGTTTACTTTATTTATCAATCACTTCAACCATCGGGTAACAAAGCTCTTGCAACAGCAAGACCAAAATTTAAAACATATGAACAAGTAACTAAATTAGCTCCATTGGGTTGTCCAACACCTGCTAACTTTAAGCTTTGCGATTACTATATCGCATCTTCCTCTTATTCTGTATTTCCAGGTGCTGAAGTATATGATTATGTATCTGATCAAATTCTTCCTTTGATCATCAAAGCAGGAGCAAGATTAGTTGAATTAGATATTTATGCGGATGTGAATGATAAACCAGTTGTTGGACTCAAGAACCAAAAACTAGGAACCGATTATGCCTACAATACAGTTCCGTTTGAAGCATGCTGTGTAAGTATTGTAAACAATGCCTTTAACAGTATACATTGCCCAGTTTCGTCAGACCCATTCTTGCTAAGTTTGAACTTTCATACAGACAAGACAACCGTGATTAACGCAGCTGCTGAAATTTTGAAGACAACTTGTAGACCAAACTTATTGGACGAAACATATGCCTATCAACGCAAAAATTTAGCTGTTGAACCAATCTGTAATTTACAAAACAAGATTGTAATTCTTTCAGGAGGTTCGATGAAAGGAACCATCATGGAAGAGTTAGTCAACCTTTCTTGGGATACATCTAATTTGCGTCGTCTCACATACACTCAAGCATCTCAACCACACGATTCTGATGAATTGGTAAACTTCAACCGTACCCATATTACGATGGTTGTTCCAGAGATTGGAGAAGATTTAGTTAACAATAATCCTCAAATTTTGTTCACATATGGTTGTCAGTTAGTGATGATGAACTATGGATCAATTGATGATATGATGGAGTTGTATATTGGTGAATTCCAAGAGAACAGTTGTGTGCTCAAGCCAGCTGCGTTGCGTCCACTCAAGCCCAAGAAGTACAAGAAACCAACACTTCCAGATCCAGTTGTATCATTTCAACCAATGCAAAAGATCTCACCAATTTATAACGTTACAGTATAATGGCATTCGTGTGGTCTCGTAAATTCGCAAAGCCTGTTCAACTTCAAGCTCCCGTTGCGGTACAAGAGGAAACTCTTCAAGTAGTAACTGTGCCAGAATACGATAAAATCTCAGTAGAAGAACATAAAGATGGCGAATGCGTGGTTAGCTCATGTAAAGAAGACAATGAAGCAAATGAAGTCCAAGGGGACATATGCCAAGGGCAAGGGGTTGGGTCAAGTGATCAAGGAAGCCAAGAAGACGTGGCACAGTGCGAAGAGCTCAACAAAGACGATGAAGGCGAAGAAGAGTCGTCGCAGCCACTAATTGAGGAAACTGCGACCGAATAGGTTCGCTAAAAAAATTGATTATAAGTAACATATAAAGACAAATGGGCGGTGGTTTATTACAACTCGTAGCTTATGGTGCGCAAGATGCCTATCTATCTGGAAATCCTCAGATTACCTTTTGGAAGGGACTTTACAAGCGCCACACAAACTTCGCGATGGAGCCATTCCGTATTAATTTAACTGGTCAACCCAATTGGGGTATTAAGCAGAGCGCGACGATCGGTCGTCATGCTGATCTTTTGTACTCAACTTATGTAGAAGTTGTTCTACCTGAGACAGTAAGTACTGGAACTACTGCGAATCGATGGAATTGGCTATCTGGTGCAGTATCTAACCGTCTTGGGTATGGTATGATCAAATATGCTGAACTTGAGATTGGTGGTCAGCTCATCGATCGTCTATATGGTGAATGGTTGTATCTATGGGATACTCTTACTATGGACACTGATACACGCGCTAAACTTTTAACAATGGTAGGAAATGGCGGAAGTGGTACATCTGTAGGTCCTTCAACTTGCGGAGGACAAGGTCGTCCTATTCGACCAAATGTTCTCTATATTCCTCTATATTTCTTCTATACTCGCAACCCTGGAGCTGCTCTTCCTTTGATCGCACTACAATATCATGAAGTCAAGATCAATATCAATTGGAACACACAAGACTTTTTCACATATAATCCATCTACTGATGCTCCTGCAACAATAACTGTTCCTGGCCCAGCTCAAGCTTCGATCTATATTGACTATATCTATCTTGATGTTGAAGAACGCCGTCGTATGGCTCAACAATCCCATGAATATCTAATTGAACAAACTCAGTTCAATGAAGATAAGGGAATTACATCAGCACAAAATCGTATTGATTTGACTTTCAATCACCCAGTGAAGGAACTTGTGTGGGTAACTCAACAAGATTGGAAGACCAATTGTAAGATTACTCCTCGTTCTACCAATTACCTACAACCATTTGTCTATGATGATATCATCTATCAAGCAAAGCTCCAAATTAATGGACAGGATCGTATGGATGATCGATATGGTAGTTATTTTTCAACCACTCAGCTATACCAACACCATACTGGTACCACTGCCTCTGGTGTATATGCGTACAGCTTCTGTCTTCGTCCTGAAGAACACCAACCATCTGGTACCTGTAACTTCTCTCGCATTGATACCGCAACTTTAATTATGTCTGTAAACGATACTGTCAGTGGGTTAGTTATCGATGATGCCACAGACAAAGCTTACAACGTCCGTGTCTATGCGGTTAACTACAACATTTTGCGTATCATGAGCGGCATGGCGGGATTAGCATACAGTAACTAAACATATCTCTCTCCATTACAGATTCGACAAGTATACTCGGGTTCAAACTTATCGACTCCAGTTTGGTCACATGATGTACATTTGCGTCTAGCTGGTTCGCCATTGACTTTCTTCATCTTCTCAAGGTACAAAATAGCATCCATGAGTTCCTCCTGCATATGCTGAACCCAATCTAAAAAACTAAGATCATTACGATCTAAATTTGTGCCATATTTCTTCTGGCCAAATTCAGAGCGCTGTTTGAATCGATCTACAACTGCGGTTACAACACTGTCCATTTAAAAAGTACTTGGTTCTAATCTTAAAACCCATAATACGCACGATCCGCGGGATTTGAAAGCATATTTGCAATTGTCTTCAAATATTTATCCTCTGGATGAATTGAATATTCAATCTCCTGTTTCATTTCTTGGATGTTCCACTCTGGATGGAACTTACCGATCTTCGCATGTAGCCTGTCCAGAAAGCTGAGTCCATCATCATAGTCGTTATCGCTGTGATGATAGATATAATCAACTACGATTAGCAGTTTATAAGGGACATCTGTACTCTCATGTAAGAGAGACATTGTCTCATTCAACTTCTGTTGCGTAAAGCGAAGATTTGCAGGAACGAACATTTTTGTTACAATTTAAAAAGTTCTAAAATTTCAATCCGTTTTCCGTTCATATTCTCTTCTTCTTACCATTCCATTGTAATATCCTCCATTGCGATATTTCCTTCTGCCTTTTCTGCTTCTTCAACTCGCGCATTGGCTGCCTTGAGATCTGCGTCAAAGACTGATACGTCCTCTTCAGCTCCTTCTGGTAGCTTGGTTTCATCAATTAGGATATCAACAAATCCTGTACCGCAAGGTGGCTTCTGACCAAACATGATATTCGCAGATACACCACGCATATTATCAAACTCTGCTCCAACAGCTGCGTTGAACAAATGCTTGGCGGTTTCTTCAAAAGATGATTTCGCAAGGATTCCCATTTCGTCATTCTTGTTTACACCAGCACGATCAGCAGATAGGATAAATCCAGGAGCTGTCATCGAATCAATCAACGTAATCATGTGATGGTAGTTGATACCCGAAGCTTCAAAGACTTCATTAAACTCCTCATAGAGTGAAATACGAGCAGCTTCAATCCCAAAGATTTCATTCACCTCATGAACATCGTTTGAGAATGATCTATAAGGATCTGTATTTGCGTTCAAGCCAATATCGAGCAAATTTGTTCCTTCTACATCAAACACATATTGCTTTAATGGCGCATATCCTCCAATCTTGTCATCATACATGAGCTCTTTTCCAAGTTCACGACGATAGACACGACCAACTCCATCAACTCCTGTTAGAATTGTATCCAATAGCTTATCTTCAATAAATCGCAAAGATAGAGAGTTCTTTACAATATCTGGAGTAAATACGATTCTCATAATTAGCTTATCAGGTGTATTGATATCACTTGTTACACATTCAAATACACGAAGAATTCGGTTGTTCTGAATTTGAGTTGAGATTTTGGTCATATCAGTGACACGTCTCGAAGCCATTTCCATTCGATCTAGCTCTAATCGTAGGATCCAAGGAGACGCACAAGATGTGCCTTGTGTGACTGAAAACTTCTCGTAGGATTTGAGAATTTCTACATCTTCTTGAACAGCTGTGTTTGTAGACAAAGGATTTGGATCGTAGTAGATTCGTACAGATCTCGTAATATCACGAAGAGTTGTCTTTTGAATTTCCTTCATCATGGAAAGTGTCTCATCGTCAGACGTTGCGATGCTTGGCTTCAAATAGATGAAGTTAAGAGGATTCTTTGGGTTGTGAGTCGCAGACAATAGTTCGCTAATACGAGGAACACCTTGTGTTGCGTTTGCCTTTACAGTACCAGCTGAGTGGAAAGTATTCAATGTAAGCTGAGTTGTGGGTTCGCCAATTGACTGAGCAGCCAATGTACCAACCATTTCTCCTGCGTGGACTCGTGACTTGATATACCGGAATCGAATATCTGAGAGTAATTCATTGAACATATCTTTCGACAAACGAAGATCTACAATTGATTTTTTGGGTGCCAAATAGAATCGTAGCAACATATGGAAGACCTTGTTGTGCTTGAAGAGTGAGTTCTCACACATTTTATTGAGTTCTGAAACTACATAGTCGGGTGTCAAATCAGTCTTTGTTGCGTACGAGTTACGATACTTTTCAGTTAATCGCTTCATATGAACTGGAGCTTGAACCGTATCGTCTTTCACATATCGTAGTACATCTTTGACCAACATATCTCGATCTTTCAAAAGTTGCTCTACCATATCATCTACTTCTCCAACAGTTTCAGATACAATGTCTTTTAGATCAACAGCTGATAAAGCATAATTCTTATAAATATCTTCTAAGCTCATCAACGCAAGA